CCGCCAAGCTTATCATCAGGATCCAGACACAGTCGTGTTATACGCGAACGCCTGAGGATGCCGAACGGCGATGTCAACGCCGAGCAGACCAACCAGCCGGACACCGCCGGCAAGGCTCAGCGTGGACTCATCACGCCGGACCTCGATGCCAGCGCCCCAGGTTCCGATAATCAACTGGCTCCAATCACCCAGGAACGCCGCATACGTTCCGACGTTCTCGGACACCTCATACGGGAATCCGATAAGCGTCTTGGTGACAGGATCGAGCACCGGATACGACTTGGTTGTGCCGTCATTGTACGTGGCCGCCAGCGTGGCCCAGGTGGCCGCGCTGATCGCCCACTTCATCCCATCGGCCGCCGCACCGTCCGCCAGGATCTCCTTGTAGAAGTCAAGGATTTCCGCATAGGTCGGAGTGCCCGGCGTGCCAATGGACGGGTTGTTAACGCCACTGACAGACGGCAATGGAGTCGGCGCACCGGCGCCGCCCGATGAGAACACCGCAGCCTCGACCTTAGTCGCGATGCTCTTCATGATGTCATCGCGCACAAGCTGTTCCGCCGACGGCGTGCTCTGCACGTTCATCAACCAGGATATATCACAGGCCGCCCCGACAGTATGAATTTGCAACGAAGCGGCACCCAGACCAGGCGCAAGCCGGGTTACATCTGTGTTCTCCGATACCCAATAGCCCGCACCGGCTGAAGTCTGTTTCGGGATCGAAACATTTCCAACCAGCCCCGACATGACGCGCGCGCCCAGCTTAGGCAGAATCGCATAAGGCCGGAGCACTTCGATAAACTCTCCAGCCAGCAGATTCGTCGCCACTGTCGCCGTGCTGTCCGATTCCAGCAATGCCGTCGCGCGTTCGCGCGGCAAAAACGCAGCCCACGGCACGGCGATCTCGCCTTTGCGCTGCATACCGCCGAGGCGGTAGATCTCCTGGGAGACCTCCTCCTCGAAACCGGTATCAACCTTCGCACCTGCCATTTTCCGGCAAAGGTTGAGCAGGCTATACCGTTTGGCAACTTCCTTCTTCACATCCGCGCCGATAACAGCCGGCCCAGCAGCAGGCAGAATATCAGGCTTTCGGGCTTTCAGTTCGGCAACTTCCTTGCGCAGTTTCTCGACGATCATTCCCTCCAGCTTCGCCTCAGCCCCTTCGCCCTGCGCCACCAGCTTTTCAACTTCGCGCGGCTCGATCCCAAACTCGGCTGCCCGCGCAAACAGCTTTGCCACATCCTGTGGATTCATCTCTTTTTTCTCCTTTGCGCCCTCAGGCGCGATTATCGTGGCAGTGCGGCCCACGCCAACGGTCACGTCCGCAGGCACCGGTTCAAAGCT